TGGCCGAGACGAATGATCCCATTGAGAGCTCTCGAGCTGCTTCCTTTATTCATCAAAGGAAGGCTGGAGGGGGTCGTCGAGAGATTCGCCAGATTTTATTATCTGAGCAGGGTCTCTTTGAACCCCAAGTTTGGTCTCTTGAAACACTTAATCATAAAGGAAAGGAGGATGATATGTTATTTCTATTTCCTACCGATAATCTGGATCTTCATATTATGAAAGAAACCAGACCCGGTATTATTAAGGAAGTAAAAATGGTTGTCCCTGTTATTAACCGCAAGTCAATTGAATCCCATGTGAATGAGGAAATTCAAAGTGATGAACCTGCGAAGGTAGCTGTTGGAGCTATCCTTGAACCTATTAAGGTTCGATTAATAACAGTTGGTAGTTCATGGTTAACATACTTGTGTAAAGCTGTTCAACGTGATTTGTGGACTACAAACTCCTATTTCCCTCAATTTGTCCTCACCACTAGGCCTTTGAGTGTGATTGATTTTCATTCTTTGGTAAATCTCGAAAAGAGTTTCCATTTTAGTTTGAATGGTGAATGTGATGGTACAGAATACTCTTTGAGTCTCTCTGATACTTTTAATTATACATCATCATTCTGGAACTCAGGTGATTATAAGGCTGCAACGGATAATTTGGACATACGTCTTACAAAGTTAATCCTTGAATCTTATTTCCCTTGGCGAGACCTATCGGAGCTTGAAATATTGGCGTGTCGTCGTATATTGTATGAACAAGAACTTGTTTATCGTTCTGATTCTGATACGGAGAATGCTCTCTTTGAATTTATGGAGAGTAAGGGAATTGAAAGTGAGAGCTTGGGTAGTCCATCTGTTATTCAACAGAATGGTCAACTTATGGGCTCTGTTCTATCTTTTCCTATTCTTTGTATTGCAAACCTTTTATGTTATTGGAATGCTCTCAGAAGGTATGTTTGGTGTATTAGTGAACAAAGAAATGTTTCCTTGTCCTTTTCTAACTACACCGGATCCAAAGGGCTTCAATCTTGGGTATCAGACCTTTCAGGTCTTCATGGGTATTCCCCTTCTCGTATATATGAGATTTGTGAAACTATGCCCTTAGATTTTGGTTCTCTTTGGAATCCTAAGGAACTTCCTGTTCTTGTAAATGGTGATGATATTCTGTTTCGTAGTAATCCTCTTTTCAACCTTATATGGGAGAAATATGGTTATACACGAGCTGGTTTTGTTAAATCAACCGGAAAAAATTATATAGTTCGGGATTTTCTCACTATAAATTCAGAATGTTATCATATACAATATCGTAAGGAGGAGGATTCATTCGAAACTGATCACGGGAAACGTTTCTATCCAGAACACTATACGAAGGTCGATTTTTTAAATGTCGGTCTTCTTTTAGGTTCAGGAGGAAAGTTTACCCGAGGTTTCAATGCTAATCCCTTTAAAGGAGTTGAGTCTCTCCCTCTTACCGACCAATATAATTTAATGATTTCTGCTGCTTGTGATCCTTTAAGGGCACATCGTCGTTTCATACACTATCGTCGAGATGAAATTGAACATTTCTCAAAAAAAGGTCTTATGAACTTTTTTGGTTCAGTCTATCTCGG